TTACCAGTTGTTTTCTTATAACCAATACCTTTTTTCTTTAAATCCTTTTCAAGACCTTTTCTCTTCTTACGGTTCCCACCTTCATCAGATCCACGATCTGCAGAGATGTGACCAGTATCTTTAGTTCTAGCATTACTTAATTGTCTTGCTAGACCACCTTCACATAGTTGTTGAAATTCTTGAAAAGTTCTCATTACGCTAATGCAATTGCTCTAAAGTCTTTTAATCTAACAGGAACGCACTCATTAGTAGATGACATTACAATTTTAATTGTAAACCCATCAAATGGTTCTAATTCATTCATAGTAAATTGATACTCTGAGAAATTATTTAAACCACTTGGTTTAACATATGCATCTGCTGTACCATCATTCAATCCTAGATTAATTATATCATCACCAAAACCATCACCATCAGTATCTATTAAGTTTTTAAATCCAGGGAATGCTCTATATGATTGAGAAACTTCACTAGAATCTGCAGTGAATAATCTATAGAATACTCTAAAGTCTGCTTCTGGTTGAACATTACCAGCAACAAATACCTTAAGTGATGTAGCAGGTTGTTTCAAAGAAACTTTCTTAGATACAAATATAGAACCATGTGGATCGTCTGATATAGGTAAAGATCTAGTATCTTCAATATAATTATCAATTGGTTTGTTTATTTTATTTCTACCAAGAACTAATGTAGCATACTTTGTATCAAGAACAGGTGATAAATTCTTATCACTTGATGACATATCAACTTTTACTGCTATTGATTTATGTTTAGGTAGAGTTTCTAATCTTGCCACTTCATTTACCCTAGATGCTGCTAATCTAGGTGTTGGGAAGAATGTAGTTTCATTTAATATTGTTGGCTCAAAACCTTGATCAATAAATGAAGGTTCATTTCCACCAGCACTTGTACCACTAACAGTTCTAACTGCAGTTGTAGCACGAGTCCCTTTACCAGGAGTAATTACATTAAATTGAGGTGAAAGAGTATTAAATTGATGATTTTGTGATATACCAACATTGTAACCACCAACACCCTTTTCAGTAGTAAAACATACAAGAGTTGGATTGTCTGCTACGTTTTCAGATCTAGGTCCAGTTCCTCTATCAATTTCCAAATAATAGTTATCTATATTTGAAGCATTTCTCAAGGTTTGATTTGATGGAACATTAAGAGTGCTATTAATACCAACTAATGGGAATCCATTTATCTCATATGGTTGTATTACTACATCTACTGGATGTTGAGACTTAACTGATCCACCCAATCCTCTACCATCAACAGTTAACTGATTCATACCAACAACATATGAAATAACTTCTTGTTCAATTAATGCTTCTCCCCTATCAGTGGTAATACCAGCAAACCGAGTGAAGATATTTGTATTTCCAACACCAACAATAGTTTCATCATTCAATGCTGAAGTTGTTTGTGTTGCTAAAGAATCTGGCTCAAGACCTTTAATTTGAACCTTATTATTTCCACCATGATGAGCATGATTTGGTTGAATAACTTCAATAACATTTCCAGTGTTAAGGTCACTAAGAACCTCAGAATCATTTGCAACTGAAGCACCAGTTGCTTGAGTTCTAGTATCATTATTAGTTCCATAATGTATTAATGCAGATCCTTGCTTAAAGACTGCACCTTGAACATCAGTTAAATAAATTGTATCTAATGTACCAGCAATTTCTTTAATTGCAAATTTAGCACCAGCACCCTTACTTACTAAACCACTTTCATTATCGATAGTAATAACATCACCAACAACAAATCTACTACCAGCAGTTATGTTCTCAATAAGTTTAACTGCTCCAGTAGTACCATCAATAGTAATAGTTGCAGTTGCTCCAGAACCATCCCCACTTATTGATTTTATTGGAATAGTATTAGCAACTGGATCAGCATCAGATGATTGGTTTGTAAATTCATAACCAGCACCACCAAGTACTATTTCTGGTTGTGTTGCTACAGCAATAGGTGCTGCAACCTGTTCAATAATACCAGTAATACTAACATCTTCTTTATCGGTAGGAGCACCAGTACTCATCTTTCTACCTATAGGAGCTTCTGTAGAAGTAAGACCAGTAACTTTAACTTTTAATTTTCTAGGAAGTGTTCTAACTGGGTTATTACCTAAGAAACCAACATCTAAACCACCAGCAAATGTATTACCATTATAGAAAGTAACTGTTCCGCTAGGGACAAATGCTGCTTTATATAATTGGAATGTTAGATCTTGATACTGACTTGGTGTCCAAATAGTTCCGTTTTGTGATTTAAATAAACTACCACCAATATATTGCTTAGTATGAACAACACTTTCAACATCAGGTAGATTAGAAGTCTTAACAGTCTTCTGTCCCATTGTAGAACACCACATCTCATATAAATCAGATGCTGGTGATAGGAATACAATTGCATACTCCTTACCACCCTCAAGATAAACTGGTGATGGGAATCTAATATTAGTTGCTATAGATGCATCAGTAGAAACTTGAATATCATTAGGATTTAATGAAACTTGTGCATAATCTTGAACAAGGAAATTGGTTGGTGTTCCCAATTCAACATCTCTAATTTCAACATATACCTTAGCACTAGGATCTTTACTTCCAAAATAAACATCGACTGATGTTAAGAACATTCCAGTTTCATCAACTCTGAATGATTGTGCTAAAGGATCTCTATATGGAGCCTCTACTCTTTCAGTATCAGATTCTTCATTTACTGATATTTCTTGAGTTGTTTCATTCGGTCTTTGTGCTGGTTCTGGTGGATTTCTAACCCCAACCATATTTGAAGTTTGTGTTAGAATTGTTCCAGTTGCATAGTATGTTCCAGTTGCATCACTTGCCATTGCAGTGCTTCCAGGTAGAGTTACTGTTCCTACTGGTGCTGCTGTTACTTTAAATGTTTTTGTTCCACTTCTAAAGAGATTTGGTGGTGCTGGAACTGCTGCTGCATTTCTAAAGAAGAATGTTCCTAAAACATCACCCCAACTATCAGAATATAAATTTGCATTAGATACTGTTGCTGTTGCACCACTAGTTTCTCCAACAATACTACATCCCAAAGTAATAAATCCATAATACCTTGAATCATTTGCTAATGCTACACTATCAATATTAAACAACCTTGAAGTTGCCGAATATAAATCTGATGGTGCTGGTCTATCTCTATCAAAAATATCTACATTATAAGTCTCAACACTTCCACCTGTTATATTAACTGAAGATGTAGTTACAGATGCTGTTATATCATTCATTGCAATTACAGCAACACCATACTTATGATTTGGTGCTAAAACTCTAACTTTAGCAATCTCTTTACCATTTTTAGAAACAATAGCATCCTCACCAACACTAAATGTACCAGATGTCATTTCAATCTCAGTTACTTTAGGGAATATATCTGGAATTCCACTATCTAAGTAAGTAAAATGTTTAGTAAATGGTTTCAATCCATTTGCATCAAATTTGACATTTCTAGATCTCATATATGGATCAGTCATTCCACTAATCTTAATACTTTCAACATAATCAAATTCTTTATTGTCACCTTCTAAAGTATTACTGAAACTTTTTTCTATAGTTCTTGTTGTAGTTGTAGTTCTTAATGTAGTTGTATCAGTATGATTACCATCAAATATATCCTGATCAGCTTCAACTTCTTCCGATGTTACATTAACATCAGTATCAACTACTGTTGTATCTGAAACTACATTAGATTGTTCTGCCCAACTATTACCAGTAGATTCTGTTCTATGATTATCAATATAAATCGTTCTAGTCCAGTTATCTGAAGGTGGATCTAAAAGAACCTGACCAGCGAAAACAATAACATTAAATGGGTTAATATTTTCTACTTGAGTTGCTTGAAGGTTTTTAAGTTCACTTGCAACTTCATCATATTTTAAAGTTATAAGATCTCCTGTTTTTTGACAATTTGGATCGAGTAATTTAAGATTTGCAGTAGTATCTACATTATTTTCATCAATAACAGGATCATATGCTAAGTTTGCAGGTAATGACCAGAAATCAACAGCACTTATTAATTCTTTATTAACAACATCAACATCACATCTAGATCCAGAATTTCTATTAAAATTAATGAAATTCCTATCTTTAAAATCATTTACAACAAATCCAGTTTTAAATCTGTTTAAACCGTCAGCATCAGTAACTTGTAGAGATTTGGTATCATTCTCTAAAGCAGTAAGAGAAGTCATTATTTCAAGATTATTGATTCTCTTTTCGAGTTTACCAATATCTCTCATAGTATATCTTCTATTATCATATAATCTAATCTTAGGTCCTCTTACAGGATCATATAAGTATGGTGGAAGTGTTATTTCAGCAACTTCCATAGAGGGACCTATTTCTGTAGGTGGTGCTGGATTATCAGCAGAAACACCCTTTACTAATTTCTTTGCACCAAATTTATCAATAACTAATTTGTCAATTCTAGGTAGATAATAAGTATATCCAACAATAGAACTTTCATTAGAAGCAACCACATATTTTGTAGTTGATTCAAATGCTCTATTATTGAAATCAAATGGGGATCCTGAAGTTATTGCTGGATTAAAAGGAACTACTCTTGGTCTAAAGTCTAATATATCAGTTCCTCTATCTTTTCCACCTATAGCTGGAATATCATAAGTATATCTATCTTTTGTATAAGAGTTTGCACTAAAAAGATCTCCACTAGTCTCATTTTGAGTCTTATAATAATCAAAGATTATAAGTAATCTATTTGAAGGTATAGAACTACTATTATTTCTTACTAGTTTTGAATAATCAGAATATTGTTTTTTATGTCCTTTATCTAAAGTATAATTTGTTGTCTTATTTGTGTAATTACCTATTGTTATTTTTTGTAAATTAGTTTCAATATTAGATTCTTTAAAGTTAACAGTTTCTCCTTTAGAGAATGTGTTATCATTTAAATATACAAACTCTATTTCTGTAGCAGATACTCTGTTAACAATTTGACCAATTGCTCTACTTGATTTACCTACTATTTTCTCTCCAATAATTGTATTAGTGTCCAATGCAAGACCAGAAACAAATGTCAATCTATCTAAAGTTGCAGTAACATTATTTTTTGATTCATAAATTGCATGAATTTTAACCACATCAGGAACATTCAAACTAATTTCAGAATCCTCTACCCTAACGCCATACCAATCACTCTTAGTTAATGCACTATTAGTGGACACACCAACTGTTCTAGTAATTTCCAGTTGTTGACTTCTAATATAATCTTTTGATCTAGTAAGTAATCCTACTTTCTTTAATGTTACTTCTACAGTACATGGATTATTTAAAGATAAACCTCTAAATGTTATATCATTACCATTATTTGTTACTGTAACCTGATCGTATGTTAATGGTTCAATACTACCATTATCATAATGAATAGAATATTTTTCAGCATCATATGGTTCAAAGAATGCACTTGTAATACCAACATCTAATGCGTCAGAAGTACTAAGAGATAATGTTCCAGAAGATGGAGTTTTTCCTGTTACTTGACGCTTAATAACTAAATTAGCATCTGAAAGATCTACCGCAGAAACATTTTTCTTTGGCATTTTTGCATATAATCCAGAATTGTTTAAGTTAATAATCTTAGGTGATTTAACCCTAAAAATATTAGAAGTTGTTACACCAGCAAGAATTCTACCATTATTAACATCTGATATAGTTTCAACAGGTGCTAATGCCATCTGAGATCCATCTGCTGATATAGAAACAACTCTATTATAAGTTTGATCTCCAAGATCTGTAGAATACCCTACAACAGAATCTGTCTTAATACCAACTTTTCCAACAAATCTTCTACGTGGACTTCTTGCAGCAGCACTATTACCATTATTAGCACCAGTAACTGTTAAACTATCAAAAGAAGAAAAATTAGGTAATATTCTGTCATATAAAACAGAATCTGCACTAAAATCAGAAACCAAAGAACTGTTTAAAGTATCAGAATCTTGCCAAACAGATTTAATATCTTCGGTAGTATAGATAAGAGCTTTTAATACAGAAGAATTTGAAGTACCTACTTTTTCATTAAAGATTAACTTTTCACCCTGAATAAAACTTCCTGTTGTTTGAGATAAACTAATCTCATTAGGATTTCCTGTATGATTTACAACATATCCTACTGCACCGCTACTAAGACCTCTAACACGACTAGAAAGTGGTACTGTAGTTACAATATTTGCACCTGGATTGGATATTTGTAATATCGTATATGTCTGAATATCATATAGATGAAGATCCCATTCAGTAACATCTCCAGAAAATGGAGCATCAGACAGACTGAAGGAATATACACGAGCATCACCAATTTTTATAGCATTACTACCAGTAGGACCATTACCTGATGGATCTACATTACCAGTACCTTTTCTACGGTTATAAAGACCAATAACATTAGCAGTACCACCACCAACATTAATCCAAGGAGTTCCTTCTGCGTTATTAACCTTTAATAAACTACCCATTCTGAAAGGAACAGATGAAGATTTAATTGTTTTCGTATCTCTTGGTTTTTCTATGTCTATAACTTTATTCCAAACATCAACATCATATCCTCTAACATATGCTCTTCCAGATGATAATTTAACACACATTAAATCATCATTAGGATCCCTACCTTCATCTGTTTTTTGATCTTCTAGATATAAACCATTAGTTCTAATTTCATCATTCAAAGAATTTTGTATATTAACTCTAAATGGTTTTACTCCATAATTTCCAGACTCATCAAAAGTTCTTGTAGCAAGATAATCTCTAATTAATGAATATTGTGTTGTCTTTTGTAATTTCTTAATTTCACCATCTCTAACACGAACTAATTCTACAAAATTAGTATCTTCAAAATCTAATAGTGCTTTCTTTGCTAATTTTGTAGATATTTTAAACCTATCAGCACCTGGAGCTGCATAATTTGTAAATCCTTTAGCATTATCATTTAGTGATGGATCATCATTAGCATTAATAATAGTTTCTACTATTTCAAGTCCTACTCTATAAGAAGGTTTATTTGAATATGGTTCTAATATTATAAGAGATTTTGGAACATCAACAAAGGTTCCTCTTATGAAATATATTCCAGCATCAACGCCAACGGCAGATCCTATATGAGATGGATCTTCAGATAATACCGTTAAGATTGTTTCTCCAGAATTTATTGTAGTATTTCCATAAGTAACATTTTCCTTAAGAGTTAATATTTCCTCATGAGGGAACATCTCACTTGATGAATCTACTCCTGACTCATTATATTTTAAGAAAATAGTAATATCTTCAACACCTTCATTTGGAGGTAAGATATAATTCTTAATTGTTCCGACTATTTGTGAATTTTGACCTACAACTCTGGTTCCTTTACCATTATTATTGTTTATTAAAGCATCAAGATATACAGTAACATCTACTCCTAAATGATCTGGATTTACTTTTACTGAAAAATATGTACTATCATAAGTTACTCCACCAGGAATAACCATAGATCCTTCTTTGAATATATGGCTTCCAAAAGATTCTACTTGATTTTGAAGTATTGATTGAAGAGTAGTTAATTCTCTTGCTTGAACTGGAAATCCAGGTTTAAACAGAACCTTATAAAAATTGTCTGCCTTATCAAAATCATCATAATAAGGACTTATATTTAAGTTTGTCTTTTGTGGCATTTTTCTTTAGAATTCCAGGATGATTTTGACGTCTTCTTTTTGTCGCTCATTTCGAGCAATCAGAGGTCTATTGTCAAGGTAAACAACTTCCCCTGATCCTTTATTTATCTCATTATCAGCTAACCCATTTGTAAATGTAATACCTAAATCAATTAATTTAGTACCAGTCGGGTTTGTTGTTATTCCAGTAAAGTTACTATTAATAGATGCACTAAAACTAGAACTATCTCCTTTTACTGCACCTGCTCCAGATATAGATTCAAATGGATAAATTCTACCAGTTGTTGAAATACCAGTATAATCAGTCTGATTGTTAAGTGGAGTAGAGAAGTTTAAAGATCTATCTACAAAATATTTCAGAACTTTTGTATCTTTATCATAAGAAGCAACATAACCTTGTGCAATTTGACCAGAAGTTAAAGTTTGCGTTATACGCTCACCTACAACTGGCTCAACATTAGAAACTGATTCAAATATAAAAGCTTTTAATGAAGAATATGTAGGTTGAGTATAAGTTTCTGCTGTTCCAACTTTAGTTGGATTCTTAACTATACCAACTTGTGCAAATTTTGTATCTGATGGAAAATCTTTAGTAGAATCATCAAATCTTGCATAAATTAGAACCCTATCAGTACCCAATTCTTTATATAAATCATGTCCATGCCCTAAAGAAGGTGGAATAATTGGTACTAATTTTGCTCTTTGGTTAGAAGGATGTGCTGCATCTTGCAATACACCTAAATCAACCATCCCATAAGTGTATCCAGATCCACCAGAACTAACCTGAACATCTTGGATTATACCACCAACAACATCAACCCTAGCCTTTCCTCCAGTACCATCTCCAATTATATCAATTTCTTGACCTAATCCATCAGAGTATTTTCCACCAGCATCTTCAATTTGAATATGCTTAATTTGATTATTATTTAAAGTAGAATCACCATTCTCACGAATTGCTTTAATTTGAGCATCAGTACTATTTGACCAATTATTAGGAACTGTAATATATTCTGTTGAATCAAATTTTAGTATATCTGAAGGAGAAACTGTATAAAGATACTTCCAAATATATCCATCACCACTAGTACCAGCTCTAGATGGTTCTAAATCAGTAAATGTTGGTTCATCTTGAGATATATTACCTTTTGGATTATTACCAGTAGATCCATTTGATATGCACAGATAAACTTTGTAATCCGAATTCATTACATAATAACTTGCATTATATAATCTACTAGATGATGTTATAGGACTTTGAGATCCTTCCTCAGTTGAGTAATCATCACGATACATTTCATATCTCTTACCAGCAGCCCAATCAATTCTCCTAATAATTCTTCTTATATTTGCCGAAGAAATTCTCTTACCATACATCATAGTATCACCAGTATGAGCAATACTAGAAAAACTATCTATAGGTTTAGGTGTTTTTTGAGTTTTATTCCAATCACTACTTCTGCCATAGCCAACTCTGACTTCTGGAGAGGGTGTTCCTTCTGGATTTGGTAATCCTATGAACACATAATATGAATTTTCAGTTGATTCTACTGATTCAACAAAATTATTTGCGTTTAAAATCCTAAACTGATCAGTAACAATTGCTGGCATGATTATTAATTAAACTTTTTTTCTCTATTTATAGACATAATTACACTGTTTATCCTAAACCAGTAACTACTCGAATTGAACCAGTATTTCTAAGACCAGGTTCTGCACCTTCACCACCATAATTTCTTCTCTGAATTGTTGGGAAAGTTGATAATCCTGAATCAACAGTCAATCCAGTAACTCCAATAGAAATTGGAGATGTTGATCTAGTTCCATTATATAATCTACCCCAAGTTATTTTTCCTAGAGAAATTGTTGCACCAATATTTGTTTGATCATAGAAACCAGTTGATGCTATTCCAACAACACCATTAGTTGTGCTTAAAACATTACAAGTAATTTCTGCTTGATTATCATTTAATTGTGAGAATGATTCTACCTTGTAGATATTATCTAGGAATGTGGATCCAATTGAAACAATCTCATCATCATTATTGTCAATAGAAGTAACCCCTGATCCTACAGAAATTGAAGTATCTTTAATTAAAATTGGATATCCAACTGATAATTTATTTGCATTTGATTTAAATGATGTGAAGAAGAATCTAAGTTGTAATCCACCACCACTACTTTCGCCAGTTATTCCAGTAATAATACCAGTATAACCTTCAACATTCTCAAAAGAAGTAATCTTTTCAGTTTCATATTGTGGATGTCTAACTATACACTGTGGTGGATTGGTCTTACTATAACCTAATCCAATATTAGTAATAGTAGATCCAGTTACTTTTCCGTCTGTTATAGTTGCAGTTGCTTCTGCAAATGTAGATACTCCAACAACAGCATACTTAGTTTTTTCAGTTGTTCCAATACCAACTCCAATAGGAGCAGAGATGCTTATATTAGCAGTAGAACCAACATAACCACTACCAGGATTATCGATTGTTAGAGATTCGATGTCACCATCATTAGATACAGTCGCAGATATTGCTGCAGGAGATGAAGTTGCAGGTGACATTAATAACGTATCAACTGCAGTAATAACAACATTATACCTATCTTCAGATTCTAAAGCTGGATTAGCATTATCCTCATAGAAGAATGCTTCAGCATCATCTACAAATATTCCACCAGTAAGTCCTGAACCATCAGTTGTAGTTACATCATATATTACTTTTGCTGTTGGATATATTTGTGGTTCAATAGTTTCTCTTGCTTTAGAAATTAATTCACCCTTAATAATCTTATCTTCTTTTTGTTTTGTCCAATCAAGAGGTTTAGATTGATTCTCGTTAATACCAACACCACGATACATGGTAGTTTCAACAAGATCTGAACCAAGAATATCTTTTATAGTTCTTTCAATCTCTTGGTCTATAGTATCAGGATATGATGGATGCTTATGTAAAATAATATCATCACCAATTTTAATAGTTTCATTTACATTAACAAGTTCAATATCTACACCATCTTGACCTTTGTAGAAGAATATATCAACTTTATCACTTGCCATTGGTGCTTCAGTGAATAAGAATGTTGTTCCACCTTCAAATTGATATGAAGTTAATGGAGTCTGTAGAACACCATTTACAAATATCAACAGAACGGCATTTAAATCTATTTGATCACCTAATATAGATTCTTCATCAATTTCAAAACTTAGTAATTGACCGTTGAAGAATAATGGGAATCTTCTTCTAGTACCATTCTGCATAGAACCAATACTATCAATAAAGTCTAATTCGCCAAATTGCCAAGAAGAGAAATAATCATTAAATGTTGTAACAACTTCTAACTCAAATTCCTGTAAAGGTTCACGTAATCTCTTATCAACAACTAACCCTACGGGTTTGAACTTATCACCAACAGCAAACGAATGTCCTTGTCTTGAAATAGCAAATTCGGATATTTCAAACATACTCTTAGCAGTTCCAACTGAAGTTCTTGCTGCACCAACTTTCATGTTCATTAATAAATTGCTTCCAGTATCTTCAGTCTTTCCTATACCCAATCTAGAAATACCAACAACTGGCATATCTTCATAAATGGGTTCTGGAGCTATAATTACTGGATTAACATATCTTGCACCTCTTTCCTTAATAGTAAGATCTAATGCACCACCAGTACCTACAGGAGATTTACCAACCTGTACTCTAAATGTATTAGAAGTTACTTTACCTACAGGTAATTCTATACTATGTGCAGGATCAGTCTTACGTGGATAATTATGTAATGTTTGATGTTGATCATGAGCACAAGTCATTATGATAGAATCAGTGCCAAAACCAACAGTTTGATTTGCTTTGTAAACGCAACCATTAACAGCTCTTACAAATGTATGAGTGAACTGGAATTCTGATGGATTTGGATTTACATTAACCCTAAAAGTATTTTGTGTTGTACTTGCAATCGAAACCCATTTTCCACTTATTGGATCAGAAGGTCTTGGATATTCATGTTCTGTTTGATTGTTATCTCTAGCACATGTAAATGTTAAAGAATTATCTTCAATTAATATTTTATCACCAACAACAAAACCATGACCATTTCTAGTTAAAGTTAAATTACCAGTATTCTTAACATATGAAGCAGCAGTTGGTGTAATAGTTGTACATCCAACAAATCCATGTGCAGCACTTGTTGCAATAAATTCTCCAGTTTCTGGATTATACTCTGCGTTAGTAATATTACGAGATACAATAGGCGACATACCTACGTTAATTGTAATTGAATCAGTTGTAGTTGCTGCTACTGCTACTGATGCATTATTGTGTATTGGATCACTATGTCTTGGATATGTGTGTTCAGTTGCATGATTATCTCTATCACAAGTAAATGTCAAGGAGTTTGTAGAAACTCCAACAGTATTACTACCAGCAAATACGCCATGTCCAGAACCAACAGTTAATACTAAATTACCTGTTAAAGGATTATAAGTTGCTCCTGTTGGTGTTAATTTAGTACCTGCCCAAGAATCAATAGAAATACAATTAGTATTTTCTGATCCAGGAGTAAATATGTGAATATAATTTCCACCAGTATATGCTGCACCTACAACAGCACTTACAAATTTATGTTTGTTAATACCAGGTTCTGCCTCAATAATAGCACCTGTTCCACCGCCACCACCAGAACCAACATTAACGGTAATAGTATTTGTAGTAATATTATCAATACCTAATGTTACATTAGCAGCAGGATCAGTTGCACGAGGATATGGATGAACACTATTATGATTATCTCTAGAACAAGTAAAGTTTAAAGATCCTGTTCTAATTTTAACTGTATCAGATGTTCTTAATAATGAATCTTTCGCAACATCTAAACCTGTAATAAAATTATGAACATAATTTCCACCAGTCGTTACTGCATTTGTTAAAGCTTGAGTAAATGTATGTCTTGTTATATTAGTTGATGGAACGGTAGAAAGAACTTTAACAGTAATTGTTGTATCAGTAACAGACTCAATTTTAATAGCAGTATCATTATAAGGATCAGTTGCTCTTGGATAAGATTTCTCTGTTTGGTTATTATCAACATCACATGTAAATTTAATAGATTCAGTTGCAAGTTTTACACTAGTTCCTGGTACTAATGCATGAGAACCAATAGTTAATTCCATTAAACCAGTTACTGGATCATATTTTGCGTCTGATGGTGTAAATGATATTCCAGGTGAAGCACCACAAGCAATATCAAAAGTAAATTGAGTTATATTACTAATCTGTACCCATTTTCCACTTATTGGATCAGAAGGTCTTGGATAAGTTTTTTGAGACGTATTACCATCCATTGCACAAGTAAATGTTAATGAATGATCTTTTAATTTAATCCAATCACCATTTTGGAAACCATGTCCATTAATTAGAACACCACTTGTTATTGTTAATGTACCAGTTCCTGGAGAATATGATGCACCATTTACATCATGTAATGTTGCTTGAGATAATCCATGATTATTTCCTAAAGTTAATATTAATTCACCAGTAGATGAAATATAATCAACATTAGTTGGTGTGAAATTAGTTGTTGTATTAGCAACAATAGAATTTGCACCAGAAGAAACAAATTTATGTTCAAATTCTATATCAGTAACACCAATAGAAACAGGATTTCTATAACCAGAACCAAATGTTAGATCATTAAAGAATTCATATGCATATCCACCACCATGATAAGTGTGTGGAATAGTAGTCATCCCTACTTGAACTTCAAATGTTCTATCGGATACAATACCAACTACAGGTAATGCTCTTTCATGATCTTGGAAAATTGAAGTTGTAATACCAACATAGTTAAGAGTTTGAACTGCATTGGCAGTTGCAGATACAAATGTATGTGGATCTGTATTTGTTGGTGTAGTTCCTAATAAAACATTGACCTTGAATGTATCTGGAGTTACAGTATCAATATAAAGATACTTGTCAAATGCAGGATCAGTTTCTCTAGGATAAGATTTACTTCCACCACTACCAAAGGTGCAACTGAATACTAATGATTCTTTCTTAAATTTAATAGCATCACCAGACTGAAGACCGTGATTGGCAATTTTTATTGTTAATTCGCCAGTTGATGGGTCATATCCAGTTCCACCAGTAACAGGAGTACCAACATCTTTGGTTGGGCATTTAAATTCTAAATCCTTTAAATGAACAGTTTTTGGATAATTAAGAGCATATCCATGAATATCATTGGTAGTAACTGTTATGATTCCAGTTTTATTGTCATATGCAGCAGTTTGAATACCAAGACTATATTTTGATGAAGTACCAATACCTACAAGATCACTAATAGAACCAGCAGCAAATAAATTACTATTATCGGTTATTTCTGCTTTAACTGTTGCACCAACAAGAGGAGCATAACCAAGACCAGGAGTTGATCCCATAGAAACAATAAGACCACCTCTTGGTAGTTGATTCTGGTTGATATCAAACTCCGATTGCATTGGAGTTCCATTCTCTGAAGTAATTCCAGTAAATATAACACTTGAAATACCTGCAGTAGCATCTGATTCTATTTCATAATTATTACCTGCATTATTCAGAGTAAGTGGTGTTTGGAATACACCGTTAATGAATAAAATACCATTTCCAATACCAACACCAGTTTCTGTATTAGCACCACCAACAGTCATTGTATAGGTTTTACCTATTCCAGTGAAAGCATCGGAAATATCATCAAACACCATATTAGTATCATAATTACTTCTTAAGAATGTTCTTCCACTAAATTCTGCTTTTACATAAGGTAAATTTGTCTCATCTCTTCTTTCTCTAGTATTTCCTTTAGGTGGATCTAAGAACCATACAGTACTATCAACAATATTGAATGATCCTCTATGCACCCTAGCAGCGATTCCGTCGCTATGTGGAGTTGCTCCTATACCCAAAGATCCTCTTCTAACTTTAACCACAGGTAGAGTGGATATTCCTAGTGCAACATCAGTAGAATCATTAATTGTTCCTTCAGGTAAACTAGAGAATCCAACCTGCTCAACCTTCATATATTCATTCTCAACTAAAAGAACATCTCTAGGTTGAACTGAACTAATTCCACTAAGAACGAATTGTGAAGTTCCAGTACCAATAGCACCATCAAGAGTATGTTCAATAGTAGTATATGTAACTGGTTGCTGAACAATTCCATCTAAACCAATAACTGTCTTTGAAAGTTTCTTGGTCATCTCCAATTCATGAGCATTACCTTCACCTACACCAGTAAATGTAATAGCAACACCAACATCAATATATTCTTTTCTACTGTATAATTTGAATTTATTTTCATCTACAACCTTAACAAAAACCTTATCTGGGAAAAGATCAGTTACAATACCAGCATGGTTTGTTGTAGATCCTATAGAAACTGGTGTTGCACCGACCCCAACAAAACTAGAACCAGGAGCATAATCCAATTCTTCATTATCATTAAAGAAATGATCATATATTGTGAATAGTCCACTATGATATTCTATTTGATTAGTATCTGCAGGATTAAAAATCTTCCTATAAATTGGAATTCCTTCATGTTCTAATTCAAAATTAACCTTATTTGCTCTATCACCATTTACACCATCATAAGAGGATAAGAATATTTCTTTTGATGTTGGTCCAATTTCAAGTGGATATGGTGTATTAACAAAATCATTTAAAGTATTAAAGACTGTGTTATATGATTGAACTTCAATTAATGATGTTTGAGATGTATCTGGATAGAAATTAATATCAACCCAATCACCATCTGTCACAGATCCAAAAGTACCTATTCCAGTATTAGACGATCCTATAAATGGATATTGAATTGTTGTAACATCACCTTCATCTTGCAGAACAACAACTTGATGTATTGCAGATTCTTGCATTTCATTACAAACTCTTACAATAGACTTAACACTACTATCAATTCTTTTATCGATTCTGGTTACTAATATTGGACTTGAAGTACCAGTTTCATACATTGATTCCAATCTAGCACTTCTTTCTGCACCACCTGGTTGACCAGGAACAGAATAACGATAAGTTGATATTCCTGCAGTTGTTGTTCCTAACCCTACAATATTTGCACTTACATTAATAAGTTGCTTAGTCTGGTTTTCGCATTCCAAATAAATCATTCCAGAATCATATCTGGCAGTTAAAACTCCAACTCTAGATGCACTATATGATGAATTTAAACTATCAACATATGTTTCTGCATAGTAGATATTAGTACCATCAAAATCAACGGTTACTTCACCATAATTAAGAATTTTAGTAATATCATTCTGAACTACTACATCAGCAACAAAACCATTAAAATCAGTTTCTGGGAATGAAGCAATAGTTGTAGTAGTAAATCCACTAATATTATTATTAGAATCTGTTTGAGCAATTGCAACTTTAAGGTTAGTTCCTGTTATGTCAATACTTCCAATTGATTTGGTTCCTTCAACAATAGCATTACTGACAAATTCTGTTTTTAATATTTTTATATCATGATCACGATCAAATTTTTCAGTTGGTGTGAATACTAAAGTTTTTCTTCCAAAAAGATCAGCAGTTGCTGTAAAATCACCCAACTTCATATTTGAATAATCTGAAGATTTTTTCACCAAGAATGCATCTGAAGTTGTAGTTAGAACCGATAATTCACTAAATTGAACATCTTGTGTATCTGCATCTACTATTTGAATTAAATATTTTGTGAAATTATTATCAATTTCCTCTATTTCAGTAAATAAATCTTGAAATCCCTTACTAGAGAATTTACCACTAATATCATCATGAATTAATACTCTATTTGACTTACATTTTGTAAAATCAGTTAATTTTAAATTATCAAAAGTAACAAATTTTGATTTTGTTGGATCATTTTCTGGTCTAGCATCAAAATCTCTTGCAAGATCAAAATTGTTTATAGTATCAACTCTCTTATCACCTAAAAGATCTACAACTATAACGGGAGTTGCTTGAATTGTAGTTCCAATACCAACATTAATACTAGAAGTTATACCAACATCAGCAAAGTTTTTAAGACCTGATGGATGAACCAATCTATTAATAGGATCAACAAGTTTATCCCATGTAACTGGACTCTTTATAGAATATGAAAGATTTTGATAATAATCATTATTAGGAAGAACTTGAAAATCTTCATTCAATTTTCCAATATTATCAACCCATCCAATATCCTGTCTATTTGAATAATCTACCTTAAACTTAGCTTTATTACCAATAATATCTGTAACTGTTGCACTAACATTGCTATTAGCACCCTTTAATCTATCACCAACTTGTATATCATACTTACCATCAATTTTAATAAAATCTTCTCTAGATTCTACAACTTTTAAATCTTTCTCTACAAATTGCCCATTTTCCTCAATATAAAGAGTTTCATTAATAGTAAATGTTCCTCTTTCTTGAAAAACTTCAAATACAGGATAATTTGATTTGTTTATTATATTTGCATATCCAGATTGGAAAGTTTTTGCAATACCTGGATTTGTTGTTAATCCAGCTAAACTATATTCTAAAACTGCTGGATTTGAATTTGTAAAGTTTTCAACTTTAAAGAATTTAAATTGATAATCTTTAGAATTATATCCAGTACCAGTAGTATCAATACCAGAAGAACTTACATTACCTTGAGTTCCTATACCAGATGCTCCAAACAAATCAACACCTTCAACAAATACTTCATCTCCATTTGCAAATGGTGGTGTAATAAACCCTGTTATCGGTGTTTCTAATGTACAAGTAACAATTCCAGACCAACTACCTGCCATAGAGTTAATACCAATACCATTTGAATTATTAACTGCAATAATTCTATGATTTACTGAATTTAACCCCTGAATTGGTGCAATAATATTAATAGATGATATTGATTGATTAGGTACTGTAGAGTATGCAGATGTTTCATCTACAATTTTATCAGATTCAGGATCATAAACTAATATATCTGGAGCAGATAGATATTCCTTACCACCATCAATTACAGTAATAGACTTAATAGTATCTACATTATCAATTCTAATAACTGGAGAAACAAATGCTTCTGGACTTAAAGTTTTATCTGAAGGATATTCATAACCAATATCAACTATTCTTACATCAGCAATTCTACCAATAGATGTTGATATTGCTACAATATTTGCATTTTTTCCATTATCACTAACAACTTCAGTAAATTTAGGAATACTTCTATAATCAAATCCTCTGGATATTACTTTAAGATTTTTTATTGCACCAGTAACCGTTTTTGATTCTGTTGAATATTCTATTTTTTCACATTGATCTTCCTTATATGAAAGTATTTCTGGAATTCTTGTTGGAGAAATTTTAAATGTATCTGGAGTTATATCAAAAATCTTATAATCTCCACTATAAACACTATCAACAAACTTAATTTCTGAATAATTTCTAACTAAAGGATCTGCAGTACTAATATATCCACCCTTCTCTAAACCATAATAGAGTGATGTTGGTGTTGTTTTAGTGAATGAAACTGATATTGTAGATGTTGTACCTACACCAACAGTACCAACCCCAGTTCTATTAAATATGCTACTATCTTGAGCACTGATAAATTCATTCTTAAACTCTCTATCATAGAAGAATTTAAGATCATATCCATCTAAAGAAGGATCGGAAACATTAAATGTCACTCCAGAATTCTTTATAGCTTTAATTTGAGGATTAACTAATGATAAATGATGATCTCTACCACCAGTTGAGTTAATTCCAATTAATCTTGGTGATGTATTTTCTACATCCTTTAAAGTTTCTCCCAGTCTAAATGTACTCTTACTTAGTTCATAAACGTAATAGCATGGTTCCTCTAATCCTTCTGTAGTGTCTGGATTACCAAATGAAGTAACATCATAGAAAACTTTATCTCCAGTCTTATAACCATGATCATTTACAGTTATTACTCCAGTCTCAGTATTAATTCCTGCTGAACTAAAACCAACAGTATTAATTAATAATTTTTGATTATCTTCATTAAAATATAAACCTAAAGGTGATGTTGAACCAAATCCAACAACAGCATTTGGCACAACAGTAAGATTAACTATATCACCATTACTTAAACCGTGTGTTTCTGTATTAGCTGCCCCAATCTTAGTAACTACTGTTGAAATGATTTTATCAATATCACCAGTAATTTGTTTATGATTAGTTTTTAAATTATATTCAAAGTCATCAGACCCATTACCGTGGAAGAATAATCCCTCACTTGTACTTCCAATTGAAGTCCTTTCAGTTACAAGACCAATATAATTTTGCCCCTTGTTAATAGCATAAACAGTTGATACGTCATCAGTAACATCAGGAATATTGAATAGATTTGTTGGTTGATCACTATTACCTACAACTAAAGATGATGCAGTACCTCTCTTAGTAAATGTTAATTCTTGTCCAGTTTTAAATGGATGATTTGGAATGTAAATTGTTCTAGTAGGAATTGGTATTTCTGTAGTTGTTTCTCCCACAACATAGTCAACAGTAATACCACCACCAGCAGTTGTTCCAACTCCTACTGACTGCCTAGAATTGAAATAAACAGATTCATCAAGAGATGATTCAAATCTTTCAGTATGAACAGGTATTGATATTTGACTGTTCAATACATCTAATTTAGATCCATAAGTATGAGCAGCACCTACACCAAATCTTTTAACTCTTACAATAGAACCAATATCAAATACATTCAATACTTTAACTATTTCATCATTATTAACCCTTATACTAGAACCAATTGAAATTGTTTTAGGTATTATATCAACATAAAGATCATCAACCCTACCTTGAACTATTGCATTAGCAGTCATAGATTGTGCTAATCCACAAGATTCAGTATGAATACCGATATTAAACGCATTAGTAAGATGTGGTATTGAACTACTTAATCCAGAAATAGAAACAGTATCTCCATCATTTAATTCAATGAAAGGCAAATACGTAGCAATAACTTCCTTATTATTCTTCCAAGTAAATACAGCATTCTCAAATTTATCTAATTGAGTTTCAATACTAGAAACTCCAATACCAACTAAAGATTTAACTTGCCCACGAAGACCTGTTCCACCTGTATTTTCATCATTAAAATTAGTATAATCTCCAACTTTATATCCAATTCCACCATCTAAAACCTCTAAATCATCAATTATACCTGTAGTTACGGATTCAACAGTTGTTAATTGTCTTAAATATTCGTTCGATTCAACAATAAAATCATTATCAGCTAAAGCATCACCAACTTTATATGGGAAGGTATTTCTCAATAAATTAGAATTATTAAAATCAAACTCTTGTGATAAAGTTGTATTAGAAGATATAAACGGTGATCTATATTTCTTACCTATAAAATATGGGAAAGATGGTTCTAACGTGTTTGACTGAGTACTAGGTTTTACACTAGCAAAATATGCATAAACACCGTTAGGAAATTCATCAGTCTTACAGAATCTTCCATTATGTTCATCTAAATTACCATTATCTGGATCATATTGCCAATCATCAATAAAATATCCAGATTCTTCAAATTCACTTACAGTTGGACGATCTATAACTTTATCCTTACTTAACTTATATCCAGATGTTAAAATTCCAACTGTAGGACCTAATCTACTAGGGTCTGTATATCCATATGGTCCGTAAATTGGATTTCCATCAAATGCCCAACCAATAATTGGTGAATGTTTTGTTCCATTATCATTAAATTGATTTGAAATTTCTGGAGTATATCCATGAACAGCAAAATTTAAATTATCATCACCATCTGGAGTTAATACTGAATTACCTTGTCTATGCCTATTGTCTATAGTTAATTTTCTAATTCTTGGCTCAAATAATGCATTACGCCCTCTCGGAATAACACTTAATGTTAATTGATTAGATGTATATCCAATACCACTATTAATTACCTCTACATCAGTTAATCTACCATCAGTAACTACTGGTTTAAGAATAGCACCATTACCAATAACTCCTGTAGTTGTTATACCAGTTGTTTCTACTTTTATTTCTGGTGGAGAATTATAATCATAACCTCTATTTAAAACATGAACATCAACAATTTTACCATCAACAACAGATGCTTTTACTACTCCATTTACACCATTTTTAATAGTTACTTCAGGATTTCTTTGATGATTTAGTACTATACTTCCATATTTTGATCCATTTTCATACAAATAAGTATCAATAATACCACCAGTAACTATTGGAGTGAAATTAAATGTTCCAGTAACAGTTGACCCATAAGAAACTTGACAATCTACTTTAATATCTGGATATTTAAATGTTTGTAATCCCACTCCTTCATTAGTTAATTCAACATAATTACGTCTATCATAATTCTCTTTTGAATCTGCTAATCTGAAAGAATTATCATCAATTTTCAATATGTAATAATTAACACCATTTAATCCACCGATTACAGTGCCAGATGTTGTATATTCAATAAAATCACCATCCGCAAATCCATGTCCTTTAAAAATTATTTTAGAATAACTTGTAGAAACATCAGACGGTTTAACGTGTAACTTTCTGTATTGATAATCAGAACCAGAATTAATTACTTTAACAGATTGTAATTTCTTCTTAGATACTGTTCTAAATTTATGAATACCTGCAGCATTAGTTGCTGTTGAAATACCAATTGTATTAATACCAACTAGTGCTTCATCTTTTGAATTGTGTAATTGTATTGTTCTAGAATTTATAATTCTAACATTATATGGAGCACCCGTTGCTAATCTTCCAGTAGCAATATTACTTGCTGCTTTATATGGTCCGATACCTAAAGGTGGATTACCATTACTATTATAATAGATTGTTTCACCTGGAAATAAGAAATGGGGTGTTTTAAAGGATATAGTTTCATCATCAATTGATAAACCACCAGAAAAGAAAATATCTCTACTATCAAACTCAAGTTCTCTAAATCTAATACCAATAATTGGTTCTAATAAACATCCAGATCCATTTCCACCACTTAAAGACAGTGATTTCACTTCCTCAATATCAAAATCATGAGGATCTACAATAACTTGCTTAACAGAACCACTAATAACTGGTTCAACTAAAGCAGTTGTTCCTCCACCAACACTATCAGATAATACTATTTTTGGTGGATTTACTACATCATAATCTGTACCAGAATTATATACATCTACAGAATCAACTGGACCATAGTAAATATAATCATCTGAAATTGGAGATCTTATCTGAACTCCATCAATTAACATACCTATGTCATTAATAGGAGTTTTTTCGCTACCAGAAACGTATAAATTTTGAGTTAATGGGAATTTTCTTAAAATTTTATTTGCATCTAATTTTTTATTATATTCATCTATCTTCGTAAAGGTATGAGATGCTTCTATTGTTTGATTCTTTACTCTCTGACATTCAAGTGAGTTAAAAATTAAACTCCTTGATTGGTATATTCTAACGCTTTGAATACCCACATTTTGTTGCATGGGGATTTTTTCAATATAATAAGTATCACCCGATACTAACCCTTCTAGAGCATTGTCAGAGGTATATACTACAGCATCTCCAGTTATCAGTTTAAAATCATTAGTAGGGAATGTAATCATTCCAAAATCATCAGTTAAATTGCTATATTCTGATAAATTTGGAAGTGCGGATGATATTCCTATAGAAGAAACTTTAACATCAGATGATAAGGTATAACTTGGTAATGAATTAGATGCAACATACGCATCCTTTTCATCATCAACATATACATTTAAAATATCAGATAGAATATTTAAATTTCCATCCAATATTTCTATACCATTACTAGATGCTTTATTTAATTTTCTTCTTAAATCATAATATTCCCCAACAGTAGGTGTGAATGAAGATAAACCAGATAATGTAATTTCTTTATTAATACCAACACTTGTAACTTCTGCAAAAGAAACTTCAACAATTTCAGAGTTTCTCTTTAATATCTCAACTTTATCACCAACTTTTAAACTGGATTTATCAATATTACTTCCCAATCTAAGGGTAGATCCTATGATTTCATCAATTTGATATCTACAACTAGTGTTGTATATCCAAGAATTTGCAAATATTTCTTTATATGTTCTACCAGAAATTGGATTTACTATAGATTCACCTACATTCTTAACGTAAATCTTCTCACCTTTTTTAACTAAAGATATATCAGAAATTGCTTTAAACTCTGATAAAACTCCTGTAATTCTTAAATCAACTCTTTTACTTAAATCACCATCCTCATATCCAAAAATAACTTCATTAGCTCTAACATCATCTCCAGTAGAAATTGGTGAAGTTATTCCACTACAACCAAAGAATTGATTAACAGACTTTGAAGTGTATGTAATTGAGTTTATACCACATAAAACATATCCACTTTCAGCAAATCCTACAGTTGAATCAACTGAAAGAATTTTATCATCTACTAAAGAAGTCTCTAAAACTTTAGTTTTACCTGGAATTGTAAATATTCCATTAATTAGATCTCTATCATTAAAACCAACAAATAGAGAAATCTTGTAATATACTTTATTTTTTCTAGTTAATATTTCAACTTCAGAAACAGATCCACTAGTTGATAAATCTGTAGATTTAGTAACAGTTTGACCTACTAATTTTGATGGATCTCCACTTATTGGTTCAGCAATTATAACTTCTCTTCTTATAAATTCGGATGTAGATGGTTTAATTAATCGGTCTTCCAAATCTAAAACTATAGATTCTTCACCAAATAATACTCTTAATAGAATCTTTATAGATTCTTCAATACCTTTGGACTGATAGAATGATCTTGCATTCTTAATAAAATTTCCTACATCAAGATCTTCAACAAAATCATTATTTTCTAATCCAGGTAAAAAAGTTTTCTTTAACTTTTTATAAAATTCTTGTATGAATAATACACTTAAATTGGTAACAGTTGCACCCGAATCATGAGATTCTGCCTTTGTATCCTCAAATACTAATCCCTCTTTATTGACATTATCTAATGATGTTGATATACCAACATTATACCCACTTATTCCACTAAATCCACGAATACAACCAACAAAACTTGTGTCTGTTTTACTAATATAAGTGATTATTTCATTATCAATCTTTAAAAGACCATATGTATCAGGGAATCCCTTTGTGGAAGTAACCTCAATTATTTGATCAGTCGTATTAAGAGCAGCAGTACTAGTAGTGTTTCCATAAACAACTTCAGGAACTAAGTTATCAACCTTTAAATATTGATCAAGATTATCAACTAAATCAGTAGTACCACCCTGAAATTCTTGCGAAAGATAATATTGTCTAAGAAAATCAACTGCAAGCGGAAAATCAGACCTGACAAATTCAGGTAACTGACTTTCAATTATCGTATTTACTTGTATTCTTTTATCAATACCTATGCTCATTTATTTTCTCTCTAGATCTCCATTAGAGTAACTTGAAGTGTAATAATCTCTTGAGAATACAACGCCTGAAACATCTTCTCCCGAAGCAATTACATCTTTAACCATATTTATCTTACTATTTGAAACGTCAAATGTGAGGTATAAATCCTTAAGTCCAATAACATCATTAGAATCTGGAAAAGCCTGTATTTCTATCAAATTATTTGCTGAAGAAGTTGATGTTATATTTAAGGTATTTAAGATTATTTCACCCTTAAGATAATCAACAGTTCCTGCAGATTTTGCAACAACTCTCAATTCATCTTTTTGATTTCTTGCAATAACACTTAAAACACCCTTTCCACTTCCATCTAAACTACCATCTGCATTTTTATTTGGAATATCCGTTAAAAATACAACATCATTTGACCCAGATAAAGTAAATCCTGTACTTTTTATATTAAATCCTTCAGGATTTATGTGGAATTTATTCCCAAAGCACAATTCATACTGAGCAAAGGTATTAATTAAAACTTTTAGATCTCTTCTGATCTTAACTTTAGTAATATTTGAGGTAATTGCGTTGTCAACACGATCAATTAACTGCAAAATCTTACTATATTTGAATCTACCCCCAAATTTATTAATATCAACAGTATTTGCATATTCTGTAAGAGAATCTACAACTCTAGTTTTTAATCTTTCATTATTTGAGATAAAACTTGTATTATAATAGATATCAGAATCAATTTCCACATATAATATCTTAAGATCTACAATTTCTGAGTTAATTCCAGCAATTGCATAACTTTTTAACTTATTTTTTATGTTTTGTTTATCAAAATCAGAGACAAATGTTCCATTTTTGGGTTTTATGCTAATTTGAACTTGCCCAAATTTAGGTGGACTGAGTTCTTCACCACCAACAACTGCAACAGACTCTGTTTTTGGATAAATTGACTGAATTATTGCTTCATAATCTCTTGATGTAACCGCCCTATACTGCGATGAATATAATCTAGGTGCAAAATACTTAATGGATCTAACATCTTCCATTTCAGCACCATTTGAAGCACCATTAATAGTGTTTACATCAAATCCATCAGAAGGAAGTACTGTTTTTGCATTAGAATCACCAGGATCTTTATCAGTAAATACACCTTGAAAATCAAATACAGATGCACCATTACCATTTGCACCATCAGTAGCAATGTATCTTACCGTGATAATTGAATCATTTTCTATCTTTTTACCAAAATAACCATCTCCAAACAGTATTTCGTACTTTTCGTCCTGAACTTCTTGTACAAAGAACACTTCAGAGTCTTTATTGATCTTGAGAATATTATCAATCATTGAAAATTCTCTTCCAAGACCACTATCAGCAGCACCTTTTACAAATACAGTGATTGTAGATGCATCAATAGAAGTATTACCTAATATAAATCGCTGATCTGATGTATTATTAAAGATAAATTGGGAAGTTAAAACTGTTCCTTGATGTATTTCTATAGGATTTTCTGCTGATCCGAAGGTTGCAAACCCATTTACAACGGGAACAGACATAGATTGAGTTCTTGAGAACCTAAATGTACTATTATTTGCACTTCCTACACACACTAAACCTGGTCTTAGGTGCAATATTGGTATATTTGCATTAATCGGCACTGTAAAGTGGACAAACGCCTTTGCAGAGGATTTTGAACGGGGTACATAACCAATATTTCTTGCAAGAGATACTACATTTTCTCTTATAGTTGCAGAATCTAAGAATGATTCATTTGCAATTAGATTAGCATTAAATGAATTAATATAAGTGTTATATGCTAAAGTATCAATTAAGACGGAAAAATTAGAACCCTCAAAGTCAAAATCAGTAAAATTACTGTTTGATCGAAGATAACTCCTTATTTGGGTTTTGATTTGATCAAAATCTAAACTTGTAAATTGTGTAAAAGGCATATTATTATCTTGTAGGTTCTAAAAGGAACGAAAATTGTTGTGCAGGTGCTTCTATACCACGAATTTCAAAAAATACTGTTATATTCAAAGTATTCATATCATAACCAGGATCTACTTGTGCATCCAAATTCTCAACCCTTGGTTCATATCTTTCTATGGTTTCTATTATTTGATCTTTTATAACAGTTTTAATTGTTGGATAAAAGTTTTCAAATAAACTTGCACGTACATCAGTACCGAGAGAAGAATTAAAAAATCTTTCAGTTGGAATAGTTTCAACTAAGTTTCTAACAGACCTTACAATGGCACGTTCATTATTTAAGACTACTAGGTCTTTTGTTACAGGATGTGGTACAAAAGATAAACTAATATCTTTAAACGCTTGAGATGTACGTTTTACTGCCATTAAAAGGTATATTTATTGTTATCTCCATTTATTTATAGAGGTTAGACAAAAAAAAGACTCAGATAACTAAATCCGAGTCTTTTTTGGTTATTTTCCTTGCCCTCTATACCTTTTGGGTGCTTTATTTCGAGACGAGGCGGCATATTTTGAATGTTTTCCTCTTCCTTGACGAGTTTTTTTCGGGACTGTCTCTACAAATGTAGTTCCAGTTAGACTTTGCTTGAATTTTGCCATAATTAAACTTGCTTAATTTCAGTTCTTAAATTTTGTGGATCATGAGAACCATTGTCATAGTATTCATATGCAAGATCCTCCATAGCATTAAAATATTCATCTTGGGTGAGATTCTCAAAAAGAATCTTATCACCCTCATAGATGTTATATAACTCTTGTTTTTTCATGTCCAACACGTACTCTAGGATCACACCAGATCTCAAAGCCTGCTTCTTTAGCATCTAAACAGAAGGAAACGTCCTCACCACACATATCTTGTACTTCACCAGATTCAAAGACTTGCATCTTAGGAGCGAACCAAGGATACTTCATCTCTTCATGTTCAAATACACCATTCTTAATAAGTGTCCATCCAAATCCAGTATAATCTACAGTAAATGGTTTCTTTCTTTTCGAGATGCTTTCGAGGGTTTCGTGGTTCATAACACCACCATTAGAACGGAAATCATCTTCTTCCATCCAATGAGCAACTGAAGTAGTCTTACCATCCTCAGTGCAATACCAACCAGCAGCGATATCCTGATCCATTAAAAGAACTTGCCAAAGTTTCTCAGTGTTGAATACAATATCACTATCGATCCAGAGTTGATAATCATACTTTAACTGTCCGTCCCAAGGTTTCTGATCAGGTCCACGCAATACATTAGCACCTAAGCACTTGCATCGAGCAAAGTTGACCATTGATGAGTAATCCTGAGAGATTTGGATACTTGCTCCAGTTTGTACCAGATCGAAGCATAGCTGTACAAAACTCTTCAAAAAGGTATATGATACTCCTCTTCCTGGTAGACAGAATACTACTGTCTTCCCCTTTATCATCTCCTTTGCCTTCTCATAGTCCCACTCAGGTTCTTTTTTGACAACGGGAGATTTCGCTTTAACTGTAAATCCTTTTCCCATAACGTTATGTAATTACGTCAATATTATACATCAATTTACTTATAACGTCAATGAAGTTCGGTGAAGTTCGGTAATTACTGCCTTTCTATTCTGTTTAAACTAATATTACACCCAATAGGTAATTTTGGAAAGGTATTAAAAGCAATACTAACTCTATTATATTCTGATTCATTCACAGGAACACTATGTACTTGTTGACTTGAAAAGACTAAAAGTGTACCAGGTATAGATGCTACATCACGACCACTTGTCATATATGGATTATAAGTACCCTTTCCTATTGTATCTTCAAAAGAATATAGAAAGTTCCTTAGATTATTATGAAAACGAATAGGTGATCCTTTATCTTGATCAGATGCAATATAAAACACACCACTTAAGAAACTATTACTATGAAGATGTGCAGGATGTGCTTGACCAGGTTTGTTTACATTTACCCAAGATTGTTCCATTAATATAGACTGATCACTTCCACAAACCTTTTTAGTATAATCTTGTATGCATTCCAATGACCATTGATTTAAATCATTAAATTCATCATGTTTTAGAATATACCTATCTACACTCTTACAATTACCACCAACCTCTTGGTCATACTCTAAAGTTTGAATATATTCAAAAAGTTTTTCAAGATCTCCTTTATAATCATATGCTAAGATAGGAGCAGAAGAAAAAGATTCAATTAGATTTGGATCCATTAGAAATAATTTACAGCAATTAATACTCTTTTCTTTGTATTCGTAGGAGTACTACTACAATGTGGACGACTACCATCATGTATACACAACCTATTTCTCTTACTCATACATTTAAGTTGTTGTTGAAATATATCACCACCATTATCTTTTCGAGTAAACTCTATGGGCGATTTAAATTCTTTATCTTGACATGCATTAATATCTACACCTTCATCTGCCATTAAGGTAAAACCATCATTATCATTCATATAAAACAATGCTGCTTTATGCGAATAATGCATATCAATATGTGGACTATGTACTAACTGCCTTCCTTGATTCATATACATTAATGCTCTTACTCTTATAATTGCTCTCATACCAATTGAAGTATAGAAAGTAGATAACACATCATGCATATCACTCTGTTGATGATTATGCTCAAAGATAGGATGAACAAAATAAAATGCATCATCTACTGCTTCATTATCACCTCTGTAAGCAACCTCTTCCTGTAGTGACCACCAACAATGATTTAATTTATTCTCTATATGTTCAAAATAATCTTCTTCTAGATGATTATCAAATACTTCAAATGTTTCCATTAATAACTTCCATCCAATACATCACTATCAAAATTTATTTCTTCATAAGTTAAATCATCCTTATAGTATGACTTGTATATTCTTCCCCATATAAGATCAAACTCATATTGATCTAAGTCTTTAAATAAGACTTCATCTCTTAAGTATATGTGAAATGTTTTAGTTGGTGTATTCGGTGATAATGAGTTCATCGCCATCTGTTTTAAATCCTACTTCTGTATCTTCAAACCATCCTTGATCATTAATAACCCATTCAGGAATTCTAACATAATATTCTCCAGATACTGTATCAACTTCTATAGGGCGTTTATCTTCTGCGGAATTTTTTTGCATTATGATCGTATTTGTCTTTTCCATTATATATCAATTAAGAATGTTTTGCAAGTCGACCCTGTGGGGGTTTTTTAACAGCGAAAAAAATTTTGATATCTCTCGCTTTCGTAACACTTTGTAGGTTAGGGTAGTTATGCTTTTTTAAACACGGGCGGGGGCGGCAACCCCCCAACCACGGGGGCACTGCCAAAACACGCACGAACTGCCTATGCCCTAACCCTTCACATCTCCCAACGCAGTGGCAACTGTATTAGAGGTAATGCCGTTATTAGAAGCACAACGCACTCTGCTGCTGCCTCCCTTAATCTGATTCACCCACTTATTTGCTTTAGCACCGTGAGCAGTGCGAAGGCGTGAAACCTTCCATACTCTTCCGTTTACTTCAATTTCGGTTGTTGGTACTGTGAAACTCATGGCGAAAATGTTTGTGTATAAGAGTATAATAGTATGCCACCCCCACGAATGGGAATGGCATGTGGCAGTTTAACTATTGCCCATTAGTGTACTCACCCATTAGGCAAGCACCATAATATACGGCAGCGTATCCGTACTCTTCGGATAAACCGAGGCATAACCCCCAACACTCATCAAGTGTTTTTTTGATTGTATTCTCAAAGGGAGCAGATGGGCATACCACTGTGTATGGGAAAGAAGGATTAAAAGCGGTTTGATTAAAATTGTTCATGTATTCATTATACACATAGAAGGGGGCACTTTAGGGGTTTTATGTACCAGTTTAATTACTGGCACTCTCAAACATCATCCGTGCTGTTCTTTCTATATGCTGAACTGTACCAGTGCTTATAGAACATAACTCTTCCATCATCTCAGGAGTTAGTTTGTTATGAGTGCGGAACTGCTCCCACGCTTGCTCAAAGCATGTTTCCATTAATGCTTCGTTGTGTATGCTGCTCATTTGAATGATTGCTTATTACTCTTTTATTATACCAAAAAAGAACCCCCTGTGAAGGGGGTTTTATAACTCTTAATAATCATTTAAGATTGATGTTCTTCTCAAGGGTTGAGCGTATGCCTTCCTATGATGCCCATCAATCAGAACTAACTGCTGCTGCCTACGCTCATTCTCTTGGAGTGCTGCGTAGATTTCTTGGGTTAGAGGTTGCATTTAAAAAAGGCAAGTAGTGGTGAATAATACTATACTAAGGATTGCTAGGGCGTTACGCTCCTCTCTCACATCCTTAACATTTTGTAAGGCATCAAAGATTTGTGCCTTAGTGCTTTTGAGAGTAATTGGTTTCATTTAGAAATCATTGGGTGATTTCAGGTAATCATCTAAATCCTTTTTGGTTTCATCAGAAAGAGTTTCTGAAATGGCATCTTCCATAAGTGCTGCAATAGCATCATCGGAAATGTAATCATTGAAACGGTTTGGCATTTGGAATCTCACCTGATATTTGTATAATAGCAACTCAGGGAGGAGTTGCCACTCATTGTTGTGAAAGTTAACCAGCAGTTAGATTTGTGAAGAAATCCTGCGGCACTACGTTTGCTGTAACGCCATCTAACCACTTGTTAATGTGGCGTGAAGTTGTAACGCTCCACTTGGTTGCAGTTCTATAATAATCGTAATCGGGTGTTCTACACGCTACGGGTGTATTATAGGAAAAGAAAACCTGTGTACCATCCTTGTAGTTAATCTGTGTTTGATTGTTGCCAAGGTTTTGAAGATGCATGTTTGCTCCTTTTGATTGGTATGTTAATATTGTACAGTTTTGAAAGGGGATCTGTAAACCCCCGTTGTGCCAGTATTATAACTGGCACACCTTATCCCAAAGGGCATCAAATTCTGATGTTTCTGAGATAGGATACTCAAGAGCAGCAACCTCAGAAAATAACTCAGTGAGGATTGCAAGTTCTTCAGAATTGATTTGAAGTGTTTTGTTCATTGCTTTGAAGTTGAACTTAAGTTAATTGTAGCATGTAAGGGGGCATTGTAACCCCCTCAAATCTTAAGAAAAGATGATATTATCTAACCATCCTCCTACACCTGATTTCTTTCTTGCAAGAAGGCGTTGATAGATTTTTACAATCTCATTAAACTCAAGGATTGTGAGATCATCACCACACCACTCTTCAAGGTAATCAGTGTTTGCTCTATCAGGTGTGCCATCAATGAAAGTTGGGCAACTGCAAAAATCTCCATCATAAGAGATCCAGAAGTGCCTACCGAATTGT